GGAAAGAGCGAAGCAATAGGAATGCATTTGTATGGATTTGGTTCTGATCATAAGAATCAAGCAGTTAGTCTTGAGACTGTTCAAAGTCTCTGGACTACAAAAAACTAAAATCGCTAGTTGTGCACACCATTAACCCTGTATTACAATTCGACCCAAATAAGAGAACAACCAAATACAAGCACCTAAAATGTATTGGAAAAATAAATTATTCAATTCCTTATGGGAAAGAAGATGTAAAATTTACAGCGGTTAAGGGACCCATCCATGATTGGATGAAAAACCAGAAATGGTATAATAGAGTGAAACAACTAGCCACTTTTAGAGTAGTAAAAACAAGACGGAACAATGTAGAAAAGTCCTTTGCAAAACAGGACAGACCAATGAAAAAACCAGCAGCCGATGACCCCAAATGGTTGTTGGCTCAAAAATACGTTGAAATGTATGTACATGACAAACTTAAAGCAGACATCGGACTGGATGAGAACACACGCATCAAATTAGACACGTCACCTGGCCCTTCGTGGGAAAAGATGGGATGTAAAACAAAATTTGAAGCTATGATGCATGCAAGCTTTGTTGAAATAGCTGCAAAGTATCACACACCAGTTTGGAAAAACGCTGCAAAAAGAGAGTTTCTGAGTTTACAAGAAATTCTTGATGATAAAATACGTACCTTCAAAATAGCTGATGTTGATTTCCTGATAGTACAAAAGATGTTATATGAAAAATTAAGTGAAAGATTCAAAGAAGCAAGTAAAGACCCTAAGTTTTGGGTTAGATATGGATTTTCCAAAGAATATGGAGGATTCAATCAAATGATCAATCGCTTAAAAAGAGCTTTTTATATCTGGTCATTAGATGTATCTGGCTGGGATAAATCAATAAGCTGCATGGAAGAATGGTACAAAATAAAAGAGAGGTGTATTCCTTTTCACCCTCTAAAAGAGTACGTACGAAAGAACACCATCAACTCTCTTGAGGCTGATGGTGATGGTTTTGTAGTTGAAAACGAAGGTGGGAATAGATCAGGATCAGGAGACACAACAACTGATAACTGTGGTTGTCATTTATTAGTGATGACCTATTTATTAATTTCTATCTATCACATGAAACATGGAAAAATGCCTACTTACACTGAGGTATACGAACAATTAGTAAATTTACTTGGAGATGATAATCTGTCAGGAGTATTTGAAGATTTTTGCATTGAAGGTAAAATGGCTGACATTATACGATCAGTCTACGCTGAATTTGGACTTCTAGTAAAAGAGAAAGCCTTCAAAGAACAGTACATGAAACCTGGGGATGAAATACTAGATTTTGAGTTTCTTGGATCAACAGCAAAATATAACAAAGAGCTCAACACTTATGTACCAATTCCTAGAGTGGATAAAATCTGTTCTAGCATTATATACTCCGATGGACACCTTTCCATCGACATTTACACACAAAGAATCATAGGGCTGATTTATTTATGTTACGGAATAGATTGGCTTGATGAATTACTTTTCGA